CTTTGAGTTAAGTAACCGCTTGTCAATTACGCTTATCGTTACACCACCTTTGACAAAGTCTGGTACTAGCCACTCTCCAGTAAAAACAGCCCCTAAAATACCCACATATCTATACTTATCTAACGGCACATCAATTAATAGATCAATATCACACAAAGATTCAGAATCATTAACAGATATAATATCCTTAGTACTAATAGACACAGTCTTTAACCTCGTCAGAGCCTTCGGGAGAATCTTTTCTTTCTTCGAAAGATAAAGGAAATCGCTCACCTTAGGTTCGTACGAAACTATCGACATTATCAAACAGAGAACAAATCTCTAAACAACCTCTTATCTGACAAATACTTAATTATACTACAAAAAGCAAACGATCCGCCTACCGCGGTTTTATGAACCTCGGCAACGGCCTCATCTAACTGTGAAAAATACGCACAATTATTTAAGTTACTAGCTACATCACACAAAGACTCACGTAACTCCTCTAAGTGAACAGTATCCCTAATATGTTTACAACCTAACTTAGATATTAATTTAAGCGGATCGTAATATACAATGGCTCCTCTATCGTGATGAATAACATAACGGCCACAGAAATAACCGTACTTCTTTCTGAAAAGCTTTGCCTCAAAATTCCACATAAGATTTGCTCCCGCTTGAATGTCGGGCAAGTCCAAACCTTTGGGAATGTACACCAAACTGTCGTCTCCACAAAAGGCTGCCTTAATCACCTTATCCATCGGAATCATCGAACTCAGACAAGCCGCGATAATAATGGTATTGCCAATGAAAGTTGACACATCACCACTTTTCCTTTGGTACCAAAGACATGTCTTAATTCCCGCCGTATAGTCCTTCAGAGTCGTTTTCCTGTGACCCTGCTTCCCCACCTCGGCTAGCCATTCGTCAATCCCTAGCTTCTCCCAGATCTTGTATTCAACAGCACAGTGGAACTCGTTCTGCGACTTGTCATACTTTGAAATGTCGAGTTCCAGAATTTCCATCGCCTGCGTCGAGTCTAAGTCGGAGAAGAAATCTTCAACTTGTGCCGGTGCTCTTCTGGTGTAAAACAGAAACTTGGAAGAGTCCACTCTTTCGAGCAACATCCTCGTAAGCTCCGAAAACATAGGACCGAAGATTGCATTGATCTTTTTTGAATGATAGACTATTGTCTGCAGAGCAGGATATTCATCTTGAATGCTCAAGTCTAACTTTTGCTTGGGTTGACTCTTGATCATATGCTTATACTCATCAACTGCCGGCAAATCTACGAAATTGAAGTCCGCAAGCTGACCAACTGTAGACGGCTCTTGTTTCGAGAGCCATCTAGAAAAACTTTGCCTCGTCATGGTCATCTCATGTGTACCGCTAAGTTCCTTGTCAATGTACGCATCCCAAAACTTTTCAACTACAAGTGACGCAGTATCCTCAATATCGATCGTCCCTGTTAAGTCTGGTGCATTCATGTTTCTTTTAATCATAGCAACGAGATTCTCAAGCAAACCCGCCGTTCTCGG